CCACTATTAACGAGTGATGATAAGTTCACAAGAGCATGGTCTTTTTATATTTGTATTAAGGGTGCATTTAGTGGTGATCTTGGACATACATCCGAATCATCAAGAAAGAATTTAAGTCTTGCAGGTATTCATAAATTGATTGGATTTCATAATCCAAACTTCTCATTTTCTTTTGGTAATTGCTTTGAGACAATACCAAAGCATCAGAATGACTTCATGTATTTGGACCCACCATATTATAAAACTACATCATACTATTATGGTATTGATGGAAGCACTCATGAAGGATTTAATCATGATAAACTTGCTGATGTCTTGAAGCAACACAAAGGTGGGTTTGTGATGTCTTATGACAACACAGATTATCTCAAAGAATTATATAAAGATTGGACTGAATTTCGTTATCTTGAGTTTGACTATCAGATGGCGGGTGATGTAAGTTGTAGAGGTAAAAAAACAGAACTTATTATTATCAAACAACCAGAAGTTAAAGTTGAATCTAATGTAAATGTATTGGAAACTTTATTATACTAAGGACACTTGAAGAACTGTCACACAGGTGCTCGCAGGGGTCGCAGGAGACCCTATAATAACAAGGTAATCAACGAAACGCCTCATGTCCACCCGCTCCCGCATTGGTATTGAACTCAAAGATGGTTCAATTCTGTCTGCTTATCATCATAGTGATGGTTATCCTGAATGGTTGGGACGCATTCTTAACACTCACTACAACACAAAATCACTTGCTGAAGAACTAATTGACGGTGGTGATATGTCTTCTGCTTGGACTAATGAGCGTTGGTCTAATGATTTGTTAGATCGCACCAGGCAAAAATACGGTCCCAACTATTACTCTTATCGTGGTGAAGAATGCCCTCCTCGTTTAGATGCTGACCTGTGCGAGTATCTGCTCCCTGATGGTAGTGAAGAGTATGCTTATGTCTTCCGCAGTGGTGAGTGGGTGTGCTATCATATGCACCAGTTTGAGGATGATAAGTTGCCCGAAGTGGTAGAAATCCCTGTCCCCGTTGCTGCTTGATAATGCTTAAAGATCTTCGTCATCAAACAATTCAAGAAGCACTACTTCTATGTGGTGCTCTAGGTATTGGATCAAACACTGCCAGTGTAATGGAATGGGCAAAGTTTATGGGTCTTCCTGATAAGTATTGGACAGGAACACAAAATCATATCATTGGCAATCATATTGCTGATGCTGGTAAGAAAATCAATCGTGCTATGGGTTATGATTACATAGCTCAAAAGTTTCCTAATTGGAAAAACAATCCTATGTATGTTGCGGTATGAATCTCTCACCCAAGAACATCTCATTTATCGTTGTTGCTATTGGTGCTATTATTGGATGGAATGCATTTCTCATTCAACGTGATGATGCCTTGTATAAATCTTACTACAAGCAACAAGCAATTGAAAACCTCAAACGACCTCTTACTAGTGAAATTCGATGATTGATTACAACGAAAATCGTAAAGATTTACAAATTGATAAACTTCATGAGGATCTTGTTGCTGAACTGGAAGAGAAAGCATCTGCACTTTCTGTAACTGTTGACTACTACATCTCAGAGTTCACTAATCTTACTATTAAAAAATGACTTACAAACAACCAATTCGGATTGAAGTTCATTACGATCCAGAAATTGACGCATATTTTGAACGTCCAGTATATTCACCAGAGGCATATTCTGAAGCAAATGCACTATTAGATAAGATTATTCGAGGTGCCAAAGATAATGATGTAAAATTTGGATACTATATTCAGGAGTTTCTATGAATTTTCTTTTTGGCGTAGGTTTAGGTGCTCTTATTACAATCGGCGTATCATTTATTTTTGCTGCTGATCGTAATAAACTTGACGAAGAAGATGATGAGTGGTACACTTGAGAGGTAAATTACTATAAATGATGAAGTATCTGTATTTGATTCCACATGCAATTAGTTTTCCAAGTTCTGAATATGGTGGACTTTGGAATGTCATTGCAGAGAGTGATGACGAATGTTTTGACTTAATTTCTAATCATTATGAATATGAAGGGTATGATGAATACTACCCAAAACTCCGTGAAAACATTCTAAAAGCACCAAAGTTTGCTCTTGTGGATGAGGAAACCTCCCGAGTAGTTGAAGCATTTACAACGTAGATTATGAACCAAGAAGTTCCATTCAGTCATTTACCTCCCAAGGGGTATTTTTATTCTTTTGAGGAATACAAATCAGGTGTGGTTAGCATCTGGTTAAACAACTCCCGTAAGTTTGATTACAATATGGGTAAACCTACGAGGACAATATGGGGGTTTTACAAGAGTAAATCCAATAAGTTCTTTGCTCCTGTAAATAGTTCCACAGTCGGTAAAGAAGTAGATTTCAAAAACACAAGAAACTATACTGCTATGCAAATTAAACAATCTCCTTTAGATGCTTTCTTTGTATGACTTACACACCCAATGTGAATGACTATGTGGTATGGGTCAAAGGTATTGAGGGTTGGGTGTATTTTAAGCACGAAGAATATATTACAATCGAAACTGATGTATGGGAAAAAAGTAAAGAAAACTATGAGTTCTTTCCAATACACAGAAATGATAGAGTTCTGGTTCTCTGTTATAATTACCAGTGGAATGAACTGACTTACATTAAATCAAGAAAATCTGTTTATGAAGAATAGGAAGAAAAGTCTCCTGTACTACATCTATTGTGCTCTGGGAGAAAAGTCTGGTAAGAATAATAAAGAGGCGGACAAAATTTCTTTGATCCGTCTTTTGGCATTTCTGTCTATTTTTATAACTAACTGCTTTATTGTTTTTAATGCAGTCAGGACACATATTGTTCCAGCAGAACCAAGACCAGTAAAGTGCATCATTGCAAGTAAATAAAGTTAGGATTGTCCAAAGTGTTTCTATAGTATACAATTAATTTTTTGTTATGGGAGCAGGTTGCACTAAAGATCATTTCATTCAGGATGCTGCTGAAGCGTACATTGTGTACCTTCTACAAGCATATGCTGTTGAGAATAAAGTTGCTATCAGTGATGATGTGGCAGAGAAACACAATACTTTCATTGAGTATTGTGAAGATCGGGATATTCTTGATGAGTTTAACAAGAGTATCTACAAGAAAAATATTGATGTTGTAATTGATAAGTTCATCTTGGATCTTCTTTCCAAATATCCCAATCGTAAGTTTGATTTTGTAGACGTTGAGCGTGAGTTTAGGGACAAGAAACTGAAGGGGGATTTCATTATCCGATTTGAGGATGGTTCTTTCATTTCTTTCTCTCTCAAGAACTACAAGAAAGGATTTAATCGCATTCAGTTGTGTTCTGGAACCTGGCACTCATTCCTAAACAATTTCTTGTTTGAATCTGCTGGTGTGGGTACTTTCTTTGATCCTTTCACTCAAGAAGTATTTCAAGGATGTAATCGTGAGTATCGTGATAGTTTGATTGAGAAACTTGGTTATGATGCTCTCAAGGAAGTTTACACATTTTTTGATACTATAAATGATACTATCAAAAAGTTTTATACCTATGGTGAACAAGCACGTTACTGGAAAAATGTATCTGCTCAATGGAAAGGTGATTGTGCTGCCTATGGATTGAAAGCAGCAGAGAAGATTATATCTGCTCTTGATTCTATCCCTAAAGATATGGTCAAGAATCGCATTATTAAGATGGCAGGTCTTAACTATGATGAAGAGATTCTGCTTGTTGGTAATGGTAAGTATCTCTGTTCTTTGTTTAATCAAAAATATGCACAAATCCTGGAGCGCGTCAACTCTGTTGAATCTGTGGTAGAATATACCACAAATGGAAAAGGTTTGTTGTTCACTTTGTGTGACTCTGTGGGAGTGATTGTAAATATTGAAGTTCCTTTTACTTTGCAAAAAAATGGTGCTTGGCACTTACCCAAAACAAAATATGTTGGTACTCAATATCACAATAAAGAAGGTGTTGCTCTAATTCACGGTGAACGTCGTCCAAAGAAATCGAAGGAGATTTCAACTTCAATAAATACATTTTTGAACCTAAAGAAATCAGGAGTTTGTTAATGCAATTTGACGTAGTAGCAACTAATCCACCATTTCAGGATTATACAAATAAAAAGAAAACACAACATAAATTATGGATTGATTTTACTCGTCGTGCATTTGACAAGTGGTTAAAACCTGAAGGAATACTTCTTCAGGTTTCTCCTAGCAGTTTTCTGTCTCCGTCAAGTAAAATTCTTAAGTTGATGCAAGAAAAAGATGTAAAGTATTTGCGATTAGATACCAAGAAGTATTTTTCTAAAGTTGGAAGTACATTTGCAGATTATCTAATATATAATCGACCAAAATCAAAAAAAACAGAAATTATTACTGATAAAGGTACGTTTGAGCAAACAATTGATTCTACACTATTTTATCTACCTGCTGATGTAAGTGAGGAATCCCTAAACATTCATAGAAAAATAATCTTTAGTGTCATTGACAAAATGAATGTAAAATATGATTATGTAACCTGTCACAATGTACTGATTCATCGTAATGATACTATTAGTAAGATAAAAACAGAAGATCATATTTATCCAATTTTTCATACTAATGCCCAAGTTTGGTACTCTAAAATTCGCCAAGACTGGGGCAATAGAAAAAAAGTAATGTGGTCTCGTAGTGGATATACTAAACCATTCTATGATAATGGTGTTTATGGTGGTACAGACATGATATACTATGTACTGGTTGATGATGATATTAGTGGGAAGAATCTTGAAAATAATCTCAACACTAAATTAATGAAATATCTGTTCAAGACTGCCAAGTGGTCAGGATTTGGTAACGAAAAAGTATTCTGTGCCTTACCAAATCTCCCTATTGATTATGCAATGTCGGATTTACAAATGTATGAGTTGTTTAATTTAACTAAAGAGGAGCAATCTTATGTCGAAAATTATATGGGATAAGATTAAAGATTATATGGATGATCACTCATATATGGGAGAGATTGATCGTGATGAATATCGTATCAAAGAAACCGCAGAAATTTTTACTCCCACTGATCTGGTAATTGATATGCTACAGAAAACTGATCTTGATTGCTTTTTACCTGGTAAAACAGTTCTTGATCCTGCTTGCGGAGATGGACAATTCCTTTGTGCTATCAAATGGATCAAAATCCTAATACATAAAATGACTGAATTTGATGCACTACAAGACATTTATGGTGTTGATATTATGCGTGATAATGTAGATCTCTGCAAAAAAAGATTGGGTGGTGGTACAATTTTAATGGGAGACTCCTTGTGCCCAGGAAAAGAATTCATAGAACAAACTGAAGAAGAACATAAACAAATGAGGATTCTTTTTTTTGCAAATGGTTTGGAAAAACTTCTTATATGACAGGAACTTTGGATGGGTTTTTTATTGTTATCTATTATTGCAAGTAAATAAAGTTAGGATCGTCCAAAGTGTCTCTATAGTGTAAGCACCAAACCAAAGAATGGACGACTACGACGATCTTCAAGTTGAAGAGTTCTCTAATTTTGATTTTGTAGAAGAGATGAATGAAAATCTCTTTGATGATGATAAAGACAACAAAACTTTCAACTCTTTCCTAAACTCCAACACTGATTATTGATTATGACGCCAAGTACATTTAACTTTAGTGGTGATGCTGTTACCTTCCTAGGTCTGGTAGGTGTTATTAGCACTGCAATCATCATTACCACATCATTCCGTAGGTTCTTCAATAGTCCCTATAACATTCGTGTAACACCTAAACAAGTAGTTACTGAAACTTCTAACGAAACCGAAACTCCTGTATCCTGAACCCATGACTTCTAACATTCTCCATCATCTTCGTGAACTTCAGGTTGCTTGGCGCCGTCAAAATTTTGTTCTAACAGGTAAGCAAACTGAAGAATACGATATTCTAGTTGCTGCTCGTCGTCAACGTGTTCGTGGTTTTTATGCTGAAAATCGTGTTTTTAAGGGGAGTAAAGCAGCAGCAGACAAGATTCGTGATGAAGAACAAAAAGCAAATCCAACATTAGTAGAGGACCAAGACTATTAAGACACTTTAAAAACCGTCCACCTCCTCATCCATTCTGGGTCGGGAGGTATTATAGTATAAATATCTGAAAGGTTATCTACACTGCAAAAAATGAAGACGTTCTCCGAATTTATGTCTATTTGTGAAGCATATGATGCAGACTTTATGTCTGGAGCACAAATCCGTAAAACGGGGGCTGATGGAAGAATTGGTCCCGAACGTAAGAAAACTCCTGCTGAAAGACGTAGAGTAAGGTCAATTGGTGGTGGTAAAACTGAACCAGTTGAGTATAAACCCAGAAAAGATATTGGTTCTCAACGTCAGTCATCTGCAAGAGTACAAGCACCAGAACAAGAACGTGGAAGTGCTGATGTAAAGGCAAAAGCAGCAGAAGCAGCAAAAGCAGAAAGAATAGCAGCAGCAAGAAAAAGAGCAGCAGCAAAAAGTGGTGGAGAAACATCTAGTAGTGCAAAACCAAAAGCAAAAGAAATAGCAAAGACTGCATCAAAACTCCTCTCTAAAAAGAAAGCAACAAAACCAGTTTCTCCTGATTACAAACCAGCAAAACCATCAGGATTGTCTCAGAAAGAAAGAAATATTCAAAGTAAAGCAGGTGAAAGAACGTTACTTGGTATCATGAAGCAACAAGAACTATCAAAATATGAAAAAGAAACAGGACAGAAAGCAACTGGAAAAGCAAAAACCATAGCACTTGGAAGAGCAGCAGCAAGAATGTCCCAGTGATTAAAGTTAGGATCGTCTAAAGTGTCTCTATGGTATGAGCACCAAACAAATGTCCTTCACTATCACCGACCAACCTGTAATCATTAACGGCACTGAACATCAAGTCACTGCTGTGAATGGTATGGACCGAGTTCTAATCAACAACAAACTGCATGATCTTGGAGAGCAAATCCTGAAACTGCGTATGCAGCAAGATGAACTTGCACAGATGCGTAATGTTCTTGATCATCACATCAAATCCAAAGAAGAAGATTTGTTTGAGATGTTTTATGCTTCCTGATATACTCTCTGTAACCCCTCCACAATCCCCTACAACATCATGGAAACTGTGAACGTGTCTGTAAGTACTCTGGAAACTCTTATTGAGGGTCTTGAGAGTGCAATCAAAGTGTGCTATAATGTAGACTACCAATCAGACGATCACGAAAAGTCTGCACCTTATGCAACAGGATATAGTCGTGCTGCGATGCGAATGATTAGTGATCAACTCAAAACTCTGAAAGTACAGGGGTATTAAAGTTAGGATCGTCCAAATTGTCCTTATAGTATGAGCACAACCTTGATGAATACGCAAATCAAACTTCGTCCTCACCAAATTCGTGGTGTTGATGCTATGTCCAAGCACAACAAAGGTCAACTTATAAAACCAACTGGAGCAGGAAAAACTCTTACTATGATTGCTGATGCACTCAAAGAGTTTGCTAAAGAAACTCCACAGACCGTTGTTGTTGTTGCTCCTAGAATACTTTTGAGCGAGCAGTTGTCCAGTGAGTTTTTGGAGTTTATCACAACTGTTGCTGTGTTACATGTGCATAGTGGAGAGACAACTCACTTCAGCACTACCAAACCTGCCGAGATCTACAACTGGTCTCGTCGTGCATACAAGCATCAACTGATCTTCACTACCTATAACTCTCTCCAACGTCTTGTTGATGCAGAGATTGATGTGGATACGATATATTTCGACGAAGCACATAATTCCGTCAAACGTAACTTCTTTCCTGCAACGGAGCACTTCTCTGCAAATGCAAATCGTTGCTACTTTTTCACTGCAACTCGCAAGACTTCTGTGACTGTGGGTAAACCAGGAATGAACGATGTTGATGTTTATGGTAACATCATCTGCCGCGTTTCTGCACCAGAACTTGTTGATGGTGGGTATATTGTTCCGCCTAAAGTTTATGCTCACAAGTCTAAAACTGCTGATGAATGTGGTGGTTGCTCTTATGAACGGGACAAGCACAATCTCATCGACATTATCAACACCTATGGAATGGATAAAGTATTGGTCGTATCCAAAAAGACCAAGGATATTATAGGTCTCACTACTCAAACTGATTTCCAACTCCAAATGGAAGAAATGGGATATGAAGTTCTTCATATCTCCAGCAAGTTTGGTGCCTTCATTAACAACCAGAAAGTTGATCGTGAGGTATTTTTTGATACGCTCAATGCTTATGGTAAGGATGTGAGCAAGAAGTTTGTTGTATTGCATTTCGATATTCTTGCGGAAGGACTGAACATCTCCTGCCTGAATGGTGTAGTCTTTCAGCGTAGCACAGACTATATCAAAATCCTGCAAACTGTTGGTCGTGCTGTTCGTCTTGATCCACGCGACAGTAAGGGTATTCGTGAAGGTGCAATCACTCCTGGTGCTGTGAATACCTACAGCAAGAAGTTTGGTCTTGTTGTTACACCAGTTTTTGATAAAGTTGGAGTAAGCACTGCGACCAAGATTAACAACTGTTTAGATACAGTTTTTACTCACGGAGAACTGCTGGATAGCGTCACTCGCAAATGAGACCCAATGAGATCCTTGTCCACCACTCAAGCAAAAACGTGATTTTTTGAAGATTTCACTGAAACCAACCTATCCTACCTTGACCCAAACCAGATCACTGATTTTTTCTAAAGTGTAATGCAGGTGCTTGACATCACCACTCAAAGTTGTTAAACTTACATCATCAGTTGAGAACTTCTGTTCGCACCAACTGATACAAAGCAAACTTGCTATTTTTTTAATCATGACTCAAATTGTTCCCTTTTTCCAATCCAACGTAACTTCTTGGGATGCTCTGCTGAGTAATCCTACATTCAAATCTCTTGACATTCCTTCCTTTGATTGCTCCGAATTTGTAGGTGTTAAAGTGAAAGAATGGTCTAACCTTAATATTCAACAAGCAGCAAATAAAGCACGAGCAGGTGGTGTTGATACCAACAACATCAATGGTCTAATTACAGAATTTCAAAAAGGTTATCGTGTAACTGAATTGCCTCCTATTGTAATGATTCTTCCTAATGGTACGGAAGAAACTTGGGATGGATACAATCGATCCAATGCTTGCTATGAACTTGGGATTCAAGATTACCCATTTCTTGTCTATCGACTGAAAGAAGAATGGGCAGATCGTATCGAGGATGCTTATGATCTTGTTTCTCTTGGTGCAAACAATCATACGGTAGCAAAGCGTCACACCATCAACGATTTTATTCTTCGTGGTGTGTGCTACTGTAAGCGTCAAGGTAATTCTCTCTCCAAAACACAAATTTCTAACTGGGTTGGTAGCATCAATCATTCATTCACTGCAAAACAAGTGAGTGACATTGTGGATAAGATTTATCAGCAAACCACAATCGCTGTTAATATTCTTCCTTTTATTCATCCCAAGAGCGCACAGTCAAAAGTTGCAGAGATTGTAGATACTAGTTCCTCTACTAATCCGATTGTGATTTGCTGCAAAGATGTAATGTATATTAAACGTGGTTTTATTAAAATCATGGAAAACTTTGTCGAAAACGACATTGATGTTACTGATGTTGTGACTTACACCAAAGGGTGTGAAACTGCCGAAGAAGTGACTGCACAACGTCAATCTGGAGTCAACTATCTCAAGAAACTTGATGATCTTGCCGTTCAGTATGTTGTCAAGCGTATGAGCAGTCAATCTTCATCTTACTCTATTGCTGGTGCTCTGCCCCAGTTGATTGGTGTTGAAGATCCCCAATCTTTGGTTGAGATTAACTAATGAAAGGATTTATTGTTGGAGAATATGCTGCCGTACCTTTTGTGAACGGGTATATCATCATTCACAACGGACAACAACTTGAGAAACTTTGTAGGACTGAAAGTTCTGCAAAGAAGTATATTGCCGACCACAAGAAGAGTTTAACTCAAGGACAACTTCCAATCAATTAAAGTTAGGATCGTCCAAAGTGTCCTTATAGTATGAGCATCCAAAACAAGCACCAAGAACATTTTGAGGATCTAATCCTAACAGGTGATCTATCAGTACTAGATTTCTTCAATGGTGACTATGAAGTTTCATTGAAAATTGATGGTTCTCCTGCTATTGTATGGGGAACCAATCCTGTGAGTGGTAACTTCTTCGTGGGCACCAAAAGTGTCTTCAATAAAGTTAAACTGAAAATCAACGAAACGCACGAAGATATTGATGCAAACCACATTGGGAATGTAGCACAAATCCTACACTGCTGCTTGGATAGTCTTCCTCGCACAGAGAACATCTATCAGGGTGATTTCATAGGTTTCGGTGGACTTAATGTCTATACTCCTAACACGATTACCTATCAGTTCCCTGAAGTTGTAACTCAAAGTATCATCATCGCACCACACACAAAGTGGAGCACTGATGGTGAACTTCGTGATGCTTATGTATCTGGTTCTGCGCCATTTTTCGTTGATACTCAACACGTCAAGTTTGTGCAACCTTGTGTGGACTTTGTTCGTGTAAATCTGCTTGATGTGAATGTTGATGACGTTGTGTTTTTGAGTGTAAAGGAAGCAGCAGCAGCAAAAGTAAAAATCAATGCTCTTATTCGTGAGGGAAAGGAGTTGACTTGGTGGGCACTTGGAGACATTTTTGGTTGTATGAACCTTGCACATTTGTATCTTACGATGATTGAGATTAAGGAAGACTTGATGCAGTCAATGATCGTCAGTGATAGTCCAGTAGCATACATCAACGGAGAAAAGATTGTTGGTGAGGGTTTTGTCCTCAAGAATAGTAGCATCATTATGAAGTTGGTGAATCGTGAAGTTTTCAGCAAAGCAAATTTCAACCTGCAAAGATCCTGATATTAAAGTTAGGATCGTCCAAAGTGTCCCTATAGTATGAGCACAACCACTATGCAACTCCAAGCACAACAAACCATTGCAGATATCGTTCTCAAGAATACTCATCTGCTGATTGAAGCACTCAAAGATAACTTTCGTGAGTATTCTATTCGTGGTCATCAACGTTCTGTTGATCGTGGTGAAAGTGTAGAGCATCATCAGCAGAGGATTGATGAACTCAAGAATGGTATTCTGCCGATTGATTATGTGATTGAAAGTGGTAAAAAGTATCACAAAGTTGTTATGGTTGATGCTGGAAGTTCTAGGTCTGTTCATGCTTTTGTGGACAAGAATACTGGAGAATTGTATAAGTCTGCATCGTGGAAATCGCCTGCTAAAGGTGTTCGTTATGACCTGCGATTGATTGCTGATCGTGAGTATCTGCTGAAAAATGCAGATTGGTCGGGTGGGTATTTGTACGCAAAATGAGTATAATGAACTGGGAAGAAATGAAACAACAAATGCTCATTGAAGCAGTTGAAGATTACATCTACAGTATGAAACAACTTAACTGCAATCAAGCAGCAATTGATGCCTACACTAAACTTTTGGAAGAACTTGAAACAAAATGACTTACTCAAACCTCTCCAAAATCAAAACAAAGTTTAGAACAAAAGGTAATGTTACTGGAAACTTTGGTGCGATTAAAGTTGTCTCAGGTTCACCCCTAAATGATATTGGTGTAACGAACGCAAAAGTAGTCAAATGTGCAACACAAGACGAATATCTCAATCGCCTCTATTATGCGTTTGATAATAGCACAGATGAAAAACTCCGTCATTTCATCTACACCGAAATCCGACAAATCCTTATCCAAACAGGTAAATGGTAAATGAAACATCTACTCACTCTTTCACTCCTACTTCCATTTGTATTTGTTGCACCAACTCAAGCACAGCAAGTGAATGTTTATGGTGAAAGTTATTGTTATACTAACATAGAGCAATACGTTCCTGGGTATTATGATGCTTATGGAAACTATGTGGGTGGTTATGTAAATAATACTCGCAATCGTGTTCCTTGTGGTAATAATGTAGTGGTAAATCAACAACCTTACTATAACAATGGTGGAGGTTATTATGGTCGTCGCACTAACCCTAACTGTAATCCATCTCGAACTATATTAGGAGCAGTACTTGGTGGTGCGATTGGTAGATCTATGACTAGCACTCGCAATAATCGCAATAATCGTGGATGGGCAACTGCACTTGGTGCAAGTATAGGTGGGCTCGCATTTTCTTGTTAATAAAGTTAGGATCGTCCAAAGTGTCCTTATAGTGTAGAGACCAATCAAACCAAATGACCAGATACGATGTCCGTTGCGGACAAGCACCTTGGGAGAACACTACTACCGACCTTGATAGTGCAATCGACCTTGCCTATTCATTGTCCGAAGATTATCAGTGTGACGTGAACATTCACTATAACCACACTGGTACAATCTACACCACTGTTTCTAACTACTGATTATGGTTTATAATATTTGCATTAAGTTTAAGGATGGAACTGTTACAGAGTTTACACGCAAAAGTAACATCAAACCTATCAACAGTTACAAACTAAACGATAAGATTGCAAAGCAAATCTTTCCTGCCCAGTGGAAAGAAATCACCTCAACTCCTGTTTATTGATTATTATGCTCACCGTCAATCTCACTGAAGACCAACTCAATCTCCTCTATGATTTGGTTGGCGAAAAGTTCAATGAAGTAGCACAAGCTTGGTTGCCTGCCGAAGAGACTGAAGAGATGAATAAACTCTCTTATGATACTCTTCTCAATCTTCGTGCCGTGAAGTATGCCGAAAAGTTTGATAATGAGTATCCCGAGTATGCCAGGGAATTTATGCCATATGATAAGGCAGAATACCTGAAGCAAGTTCATCTTGTGACAGAAAAACAACTGACACAACAAGGTATATGATGAACTACGATAATTTCTGGAAGAATGTATTAGGGCAGGAAGATTGGGTTAATGAACTAATCAAATGGGAAAATGCTCATCCAGAGTATAAACCATTTAAGGAAGATAGCAACTCTCAACGTCAACAAAACTCCAAAGAAAACTACTAAATTATGGTTCTCCCAACTTACAACGCAATTCAGTTTAATGCCGAAGCAACACATAAAGCAGCACTATATGATTCATGTTCGTTGATTGTGAACACTTACAATCAAACTGACATGCTTGATGGTCATTGTATTGAGAATTATAATGGTAATGTAACTGCATACGACTTTATGAAGTATGCTCGCAACATTCTCAACCATATTGCTGAAGGAAACTAATGCAAAACCAAGCACGAATCCTATCATCCCTGATACTTTGTGTTGCATATATTATCACTTTATATGTTGATACAATCACAGGGTCTCGGTTATATTTGGTAGGTAATGCTCTAGCACTACCTTATATGATTAAGCACAAATGTTGGGATATTGTTGCACTTCTCACTTTCTTTATTATCGTCGGTCTTCCTAAAGTTTTCTCATGAAATACATCGTTGAACTCTATGTCGGTGGAAAAGTATTCACCGAAACTGTACAAGCAAACAACCCACAAGATGCACGTTACACAGCACAAAATCGAAATCCTACAGCAAAAGTAATTGGAGTGAATGTAAGTTTCAAGTAATTAAAGTTAGGATCGTCCAAAGTGTCCCTATAGTATGAGCACAACCCAAATGATCGACTTTCCCACACTTCAATCCAAAGATGGTACAATGTTAGTTGGTTTCTATCCTATTGCGGATTGTTCTGATCATACTCTCAAGGTTCTATCTTGGAAAGGAGTTAATACCATCTCCCGAAAGTGTATCAGCAAAAAAGATGCAATCCGTGAGGTAAATGATCGTCTTGCACTTGATTATGTGATCACTGGTGATAATGTTGATTCAGTGCAAGATTATAATCCAATGCAAGGTGCTGTTTGATGATTTCTCTTCCCAATCCTAATACAAAAATGACAAACTACAATCCTTATGTGAATACCCTGATTGAGATGGGTTATGATGAACAAGACTGCCGAAATGTTGCTGCTGTAGGTGAAACAAACGTAACCTATCCCCGTATCATTCATGGTCGCACATTTGAGACTAAAGAAGAGTATGATGATGCAGTTGCTGACTTTATCAATGGAATGTAAGTTTCAAGTAATTAAAGTTAGGATCGCCCAAAGTGTTCCTATAGTGTAGAGACCAATCAACCCAACTTAAAATGGCAATTTACTCTCAAGCAACTGATCTTGCAACCAAACAAACTATTTGGGTTTCACGCAATGTTGTAAAGAATCGTTCACAACTTAATTCTCATCGTGAAGGTGCATTTGGCAATTCATTCAAAGATGCAGGAGTTGATGGTTTCTCTGCTGCTGAACTTGCAAACCTTTCCACTAACTTCGAAGGTTGGCAGCATAATCAACCCAAATACTGGTGCAATCCAGAAGCAAAAAACATCTCATTCCCTGCTTGATAATGACTACACAAAGGTTCACTAATCTGTTTGAAGCAGTAGATTTTCTCACTACAAACTTTCCTCTCTCACGACAACAAGCAACTCATTTTGTATGGGATCATTCATTCACAATCGGCACTGATAAAGGTGTCTGGATTGATACTCGTTTCGTAAAAGTCTCTTAAACAAAATGATCACAACTTCTTTCTACAAAGGCAACTCTTACTCAAAATTTGATGCTTATTATGAAGATCACGAACATGATGATAATCTAACAGCAGAAGATTATGATCGCAAAGCATATCAACGTGATGGATGGGAAGATGTAAAGTATGACCGACAATATTGGTGATATTAAAGTTAGGATCGTCCAAAGTGTCTCTATAGTGTAAGCACCAAACCAAAACCAAATGACCCGCAAAATCGAAATCCAAATGAATGATGCAATCTCCAATCAAAAGAATTGGAGCAATGCTAACACTCAAGTTCTTACAGAAGGTAACATCTCCCGTGTGTTTCTTCATGGTAATCAAATCGCAACTATTGGAGAAAACTTTATTCAACTGTTTGATGGTGGTTATCAATCAGCAACCACTAAGTCCCGTCTAAATGCTATTCTGAAAGAGCACGGACTTCCTGGTGAAAGTGTATTCCAAAAGAACTTTAACTGGTTTGTGAATCAAGTTGGAGGTGCTATTCCTTTCTTCTCAGGTATGCGTCTTAACTGAGAATGAGAACTAAAAAACTAACACTCAAATCACCCTCAAAGATGAAACTTATTGCACTTATCTTTGTGATTAGTTTTATAGTCTTCCCATCAGTAAGGTATACAACTGCTGATGTATTAAGGTCTACTGCATCACTCATCTCACCACAATACTAAACACAAAATGACATTCACTGAAGCACTTATCGCATCTGGTTATTACTTTCAACCAGAATGTGATGCCTATTGTAAGGATGATTCAAATGGTAATCTTCACTCTTATATTGAACAAGAGAATGAAGAATGGTCTTATGAAAAGTATAATGAATCTGGTCAACTTGTTGCCTCTAAAGTATTCTCTCTTAACTAAATCACAAACAAAATGATACGTTACGAAGTCCGATTCCAAACTCCTTATAACAATCAGGAATGGAGATCACAATTCTTTAATACACTTCAAGAAGCAGAAAGTATGGTAAGGTTTTATCTCTCTTGTGGATCAAAGTCTTATATGGTATAATAATCAAAGGCGCTTGCGCTTGAGCACTTCGTGCGAGGAAGATGTTGGCCTCTGCTATACAAGAAAGTGACATCGTAGAGTATAGATAATTTAAGAAAGTGGTGTATGGTGATTATAAGCAGAGGGGTGGTTCCTTCTGCTTTTTTATGCTTTTTAATCAAAATAAGGTTAAAAATACATTAAAATCAATTAAAAATGTATTAAAGAATATAAAGTACTTTATTATCTCTCTGTGGAAAACCTGTGGAAAACCTATGTTAATCTGTGGAAAACCTATAATCTATGGAGTATTATTGTCTCTGTGTGACTATAATGTGGGGAGGTTAATGTCTCTGTACCTTATAAACCCCTCAGAGTCTTGTTATCTAAGCAAGCATACACTAAGGAACGCAAATTGTCAACCCCCCAAGGTCACAAAACCCCCACAGATCCCTCACAAAACTCCACCAGGACCTCATAAATACCCCCAAGGTGCTTGACATTCACTCTCAGGTATCTTATAGTACCCTTATAACACATCAGGAGCACTCTTATGTCCGTTGCATATCATCAAGCACAGAAGCAAAAGTATCGTGTGACTATTGAATTAGAGGTCCTCAGTGACTTTGACCCGCACAATTTGGACTGGGAGAAGATCTTTGACCTCGAACCCGCAGAGAAGGTGTCAGCATATGTTGAGTCACTCAGTGTACCTGATAGATGGTAATTGCGTTCTTAAGTGTATAAATAACCTCATAAGAGACTAACATTAAACGACAGAACATTCAGCACAATTCTATACCTAGAAAGCACAACAGACAGTTTACCTGGTGAGATAAGTCTTTCGTTTTGGATCATTAGAATTCCCTGCTACATTCCGTCAATAATTGTTACTATCTTATGAGTTGATTCGTTTATATTATACAGGCGTACAGGGTTTAATGCTAGTGTTCCCAATTTGCCGCATCGATGTGAAATAGGTTATCAGGTTAAGGTATATCCAAGAACTTAAGTATCCAAAAAAGCAGTGTACTTTTTGGAGATTTTTTGCTGTCTGGATTTATACTCATAATCTACAATCTCTTACGTATTAAAGTTAGGATCGTCCAAAGTGTCTCTATAGTGTAGAGACCAATCAAACCAAGATGACCGCCACCTTCCAATCTAATGCTCTTGATATCTCCTATAACGGTTGGGAGAACTATGAGACCTGGAATGTATCTCTCTGGATCAACAATGATGAGGGTCTGTATCTCCTTGCTGCAGAGTGTGGTGATTATGAAACCTTTGTAGATTGTCTCTACAATGAGTATGGAGTAAAGGAAACAAAGGACGGAGTTAAGTTTGCCGACCCCAAAGTTAACGTGGTTCAGATTAACTCTGACGTGTTCGATTTCTAAGGTATTAAAGTTAGGATCGTCCAAAGTGTCCCTATAGTGTAGGGACCAATCAACCCCACTTATTTGTGATCATGACAGTCTCTGAGTTTGCTTCGTTGTCTACACTGGATCTCGCAATTGCCGAAGTCCAGGGTAAGATAAAGGTCACACGGTTAGCATCAGCAAAACCCCGTAAGTCAGATCTAACTCTATCACAAACTAAGGGAAATCGTTGTAGAACTAACCGTTCCAGTGGCACTAACTTTGTAACCCAAGTTTGATTTATTAAGTTACACGTAAGTTACAATCTCTTACGTATTAAAGTTAGGATCGTCCAAAGTGTCTCTATAGTGTAGAGACCAATCAACCTCAAATCTTATGATCTTCCCTAACACTGAAACCCGTCCATTCTTCGTAGAACAAAGTAAGTCTGGAAGGTGGAATGTGTGGGTCTATCAGAGAGCAACTGATGAAGGTCACAAGTATTCTGTACAGCAGACATTAAAGCACCCTGATGATGCTTACTCCTGGGGACTGAATTACATCAACAACGTAACAAAGTCTTATTAAGTTACACTCACTCGTTCTTCACTAACTAACACCTTTCATCATGAAAACCTCCACTAAGTATACCATCAAACTCAACGATGAAGAGATGAGTATGCTCCGTGATCTTGTGCGGATTGGTATGCGATCGAAGTATTATCAGGACTTTGTGAGTTATGAATGCGACGACATTGATATGGAAGTTAATCAGCAGGATATTACTCTTGCTGTTACTCAATTCGTCAACCTTTGCTCATCTAGTCCAATCGAAAGTTTGATGGATAAGTACATCTTCGAAGGTGCAGAGTAAGCATCACACAAGGGAATGAGATGCGCCCCATAAAGACACTCAGTACACACACAGTTTCTTACTCTTTTCTTTCTTATTATGACTCTCTCAGTTGCACTTAATCTCCTTGCACAAGGTAACAACGGTGATGAAATCTTGACCATTCTTGATACACTTGTTTCTGATATTGAGCAGGAAGGTATTAACAGTTGCGCGGAGGTCTTCGAGGTCTGAATATAACTCTCTGTGTGCCCTCTGGTTGACTCCGGAGGGCACTTATGTTAGACTTTGACAGTATATCCCTGAGAGCAGTGTTTTGCCCTTGGGGGCGTTGCGGCGCGGGGGGCGTTATTAAAAATCGACCACTACCCTAACCTACAGAGGTGACAAATCGACCTCTAAATATCAACCACATAAAATTTTTCCGGAAGTATGATAAGTCCTCGAAACCCCCGCAGATATAATCGTAGGAAACCTTATTGGAATTTCTATAGAGTTGTACTTGCAGGGTGGGTAATAAGATATCCAAAAATTGTGTGGGTGCCTATTGGATTTTTAATAGTATTGATATATAATGCGGTAGTAAATTAAGATTTGCTACAAAAAATTTCTCAAAATATTTTTCACCCCGCATGGAAAAAATATACCACATATATGCAAAGGATAGATGTTTATTTCATTCTATCAAAGAAGAAGAATTTGGAGTTACGTGGAAAACATTAAACAATATGGTTGGTTTAATGAAAACTGATTATAAAATAGAAGACTTGTCATATGAAGAGTTAACTGTGAATAAACTCATATCACTACATTCTTCTCATTGACAAAACCATATATACCTGATAAAATTGATCTGAAGGTTGATTAAACTTTATGGCAAAAGGATTCACAGTTAAAGCAGCAGCACCTACTCCCAAGACTGAAGATTGGGACTATGTAGCAATTAAGGAAAGAATGAAAGGAAAAAGCATTGTTTTCTGTCTTCCCGGCAGAGGTTGTTCTTTTATCTTTCTCAAAGCATTTGTACAACTTTGTTTTGATTTAGTTCAAAATGGAATGAGTATTCAAATCTCACAAGATTACTCATCAATGGTAAACTTTGCAAGATGTAAGTGTCTCGGAGCAAATGTTCTTCGTGGACCTAAACAAATTCCATGGGACGGAAAACTTCAGTATGATTATCAACTTTGGATTGACTCGGATATTGTCTTTGACTCTAACAAGTTCTGGCAACTCTGTGATATGTCTCTGAATGCAGAAGGAGAAGAAAAAGAAATCGTTGGTGGTTGGTATGCAACAGAAGATGGACACACAACCTCTGTCGCACACTGGTTAGAAGAAGATGATTTCCGCAAGAATGGTGGAGTGATGAATCATGAAACTGTGGAGTCTATCAGCAAGCGTCGTAAACCTTTTACAGTTGATTACACTGGATTTGGTTGGGTCCTGATTAAGAAAGGAGTCTTTGAGAATCTTGAGTATCCTTGGTTTGCTCCTAAGATGCAAGTCTTTGAGTCAGGTGCAGTACAAGATATGTGCGGAGAAGATGTCTCATTCTGTCTTGATGCTATTGAGAAAGGTTTTGAGATTTGGTGTGACCCTCGGATTCGTGTGGGACATGAAAAGACTCGCATAATCTAATGAGTAAACTTTACAATCTTTTATATAAAGGGCGTAAGATTTATACAAATATCAGCACAGAAGAATGTGCTGATATTCTTCAAGAATTCTCTGAGCGTTATTTCTCTGGAGAAAATATTAATCCTAATGAACTAGAAATGGAGGAGCTTTAATGGCATCTAAAGGTGGTATGAATAAGACGGTGTTTGAATCAGGAACACCTAAGAAAACTCGTCAAGGGAGAAGTGCTCGTACATTGCTTTCAGCAACTTCTCGCAATGGAAAACAAAAGAAATATAGAGGACAAGGAAAAGGTTAAGTAATATAGATAAACCAGGGAGAAATCTCTGGTTTTTTTATTATTAAAAGGTTAATGTCATATTTAAATCATAATTTACCTACGTTTACATGTTATATTCGCAATGAGTTTCTCTATAATCATAAGAAAGGTCATGGTGAGGTAACTTTATGTGATGTGCATTCAGTAGCATCCTTAGAGAAGCACGTACCACTCTTTGAGACGTTTCTAGAGAATGGGGTTAACTGGACACGAAGACCTATTCATGCACTTTGTTGGAAACCTGATGCGCCAATACCAAAATTAGAAGAGTGTATGTGGTGGGACTGCTTTTCAC